CTGCAGGCTGGAGATTTCCCCGTTCCAGTCAAAGACCTCAGGAGCAGGGGACTCCACCATCTCTGGTGGAGCCTCCGCTGCCATAGACTCTGGGACAGACTCTGGGGCGGAAACCTCAGCCGAGCTATCGCTGACAACCTCAGCGGTCTCGACGGTTTCGTCACTCATGCGATTTTACCTTCGTCGTAGAGTTTGGTTCCTTCGGACTCTTCGCCGCGAGAGAACTCGCTTTGGCCCTTGCGGTCGGACTTCTCAGCCGCGATAGACTCGACCTGCATCCGCAGGGTCATGTCGCCAGCGAGAGCGTTAGCGAGCTCTTCGACTTCCATCTCGGCGAGAGCGGGCATCTCCTGGGCAGCTTCGTAAAGCTCCATCGCCTTGGCCTCATCGATACCGAGGACGTCAACGAGAGCGCCCACGTCGATAGCGCCTTCGACCATCTCGGCATCACCCATCGCCTCTTCGGCGGCCATCGCACCTTCTGCAGCCATGGCACCTTCGGCGGCACCAACCTCGGCAGCTGCGCCAGCGGGGGTCGCCAGGATGCGGTCCATCTCATCGAGCAGGGGTTTGATGTCTTTGTCGGGGGTCACGGTCTTAGGACCTTCCACGACCTCTTCTTCCATCATCACTTCTTCACGAGCCATCAGGTTCTCCATCAGATTGGCCTGACAGTTCAAAAGCGACTGCTTGGCCGAGGTTAAGGATCAATTTGTTGGGTACATGCCGCCGCTCTCCGGTGGCCCTGTCCTCAAAGATAACCATATCGTACAACGGCGCATCCATGACACGGCGCAAAGATCTGGGATGACGCTCAATGCGATGCTGAGCCTCGGTCACATCAGCCGCGTTGGGGCGGGAAGTTCGAGCCATATCAACCTCCTGAAGCAAGCTGTGCGTGAGACTTCGTTGCGACAGGGTGGTTCTTTTCACCCGTCGACTTGAGACGCTTGGCGTCGGACTTCATCGCCTTAACCATCTTGGCATCAAGACCGCTCGCGCGTTCCTTCTCCCAGGCACGATGGCGCGCTTCGTCAACACGGGTCGACTTCTTCGTCGCGCTGTCTTGCTCCAGCTCGACACGATGACCCGGGAATCGCGTTTTGATCCTCGCGACGGCACGGTCGTAGTCTTCGCGGGTCTCGCAGTAGCCCAGGACACCCATGTCCTTCGGCACGAAGGTACCGAGACCATCACCTATCGCGGCTGGCGCGCAGCCATGACTCCAGTCCACCTTGCGGGCGCCTTCGCACTCAGGGCACTTGGTCGGCCCATCGTTCCTCTCGTAGTACACCTCGTCTTCGATAAACCCACACTCGACACAACGAAGCCCATTGCACATCAACATTCAAACCACCTCACCTGCCCAGCTCAAGCAGGTTCTCTGTGAGGCACATTTGAAGTACCAGACTTTGCAGTAGCCGAGCTCACCTGCCTCAATAGCAAGCTCGGGATCTGCTTGGGCGTCCAACCCACCCTCGATACAACGAAGGATACGTTCACTCCTATCAAAGAAGGAACAGTTCGCGCAACGCATTGTGCGTGCCTGGTCTGCCGTCGTGTTGAACTCGGCAGCGTACGCTTCCCAGTAATCGTCGTTCGTCAGAACAGGATTGGCAGGACCGTACATCGCGTCTTCGATAGCGCGACCACGGTTCCGCATGTTGAGCTCTACGTCTTGTGTCGCACGAGGGCATCCCTCGAGCTCCTGCGCATCTCGACGCATGGTATCGATGAGGGTCCCAGCGTCGTCAGCCATTACTTAGCCTCGGCTTCGCGAATGGGGGCCCCACCACCTGCGGCAAAGGATTCACCGGGTTGCGCGCCCTCAGCTGCGAGAAGGGCTTCGATCGCCGCTGCCTCTTCGGTGGCTGCGATAACTGGCTCACCTGCTGCAGCTCCTCCGAGTGCTCGCTGCTGCTCAGCCATCATCGCGGCTTCCTGCTGAGCATGCACCTCTTCCTCAGGCATGAGCACCTGCTGCGGGATGCCAAGACCTCGGACCACCTCTTCGGTGAGTCGTCGCATGTCCACGTTCGGGTTCTGCGAAAGGAACGGGAGCATCTGGATGATGGTCTCGCTGAGTACGCTGGGGTTCTGGCGAATCGGGTTGTAGCTCACCATGGAGAAGTCCATCTCGACATCGCGCATGGTCTCGTGACGTACGGCTTGCCAGCTTCGGCTACCCGAGACACGGACGAGCTTCTCCCCCTTCATGTACTTCTGGCACAGCATGAAGCACTTGGCCGCTACGTCTTCGATGGCGCTGTTGATGTGCCCCTCTCGAGTCGCGAGACGAGTACGCATCTGAGCGTCGATGATCGCCATCTCGGTAGCTGTACGGGCACCGACCACCTGACCACGAGCTGCTTCAGCCAGGGCGGAGATGAATGCAGCATCATCTTCCTGACGAGCGACGAACTCTTTCACGCCCATCGGGTTCTGGGGGATAGGCATCTCGTAGAAGAGAGTTGCGAGGGTGCGCAGCGCTTCGCTGTTTTCGGGCGAGATTCCGACGAAGGAACCCGTCGATGCTTCCATCGCTTTGTTGAGGTCTTCCTCACTGAGGCGCCCTGAATCGTAGAGCACACGCGGAATCATCAGATAGACGATTTGCTTCATATGCGTGAGGAGGTCGTTGACGGTCTCCTGCTGGTTCAGGACCAGCTGAACCTCGCTCAGACCAAGACAGTTCACGCCAGACTGGTTGAGGCTGAACATCGAGTAGGGGATGTACTCAATGTTGTCTTGGAAGACGATGCTGTCTGACTGCTCGACATAGTGCTGAACGATGCCTCGTTCGCGGTCGTAGTATTCCCAGACGGTGACCCACTGGAAGGCATCTCGGACGGAGCTCACGTTGGCGCGGCTTTGCCCGGTCATCATCCAGTTCGGGTAACGGTCGGGCCGAATCTCTTTCAGGTTGGCTGTCTTGTAGAGGCCAGACTCGACACGACTCTTGAACTCCGACCACGGGAGGACGGTGGCCTCAAGCCAGTAGCGGATGTCCTCGACGTCACGAACTGTGAGGTCGAAGAACAGCGCCGTGGGGTCGACGACTCGAATCATGGGTCGGTTGTCTTTGACGCTCCAGCCTGTTTTGAAGATTCCACGCTTACACAGCACAGCATCGATGATGGCTGTGGCGGCGCGGCTCCTCATCTTGTTGGTGTTGAAGACGTACTCGAGCAGCCCGTCGATTGCGGGCACAGCGACTTGGCTCTCAGGGTTGCGCGGGTCTGCAGCGACCTGAGGGTTGGGTCCGAGCAGTGCGGAGACGGCTGTATCTGCGATGGCGTAGATCAAATTCTTCGAGCACAGCATGCTCTTGACGACATCACCGACACCGTCGAGGACGTCCTTGTTGGACCAGAACTCGCCTCGATAGTAGCGACGGGCTTTGTCGAACCCGTTCTTCTCGTAGCTGTTGTAGAACCGCTTGTGTCGTTCGATCAATGCGGAGATTTTGGGCATCTACATCCACTCCCTCGGAGGTGGCCGAAGTGGGTTCTTCGACGCGCTCTTCGTGCGATGATTGTGTTTGTCGAGGTCAGCAATCGTAACCTGTCCCGGTCGCCTCTCGAAGACCTCTTCTATGTTCGTCTTCGTGAAGTGTCGACGACTGAGGACATCTGCCGCCATGACAGCGGTACGTGCGCGGTCGAAGTGATGGGTCACACCATCGTGCCCTTTGGTACGCTTGCTGCGCTGCCCGTCGTAGTTGAGCAGCTGATGCAGCAGCCCTTTGGACCTCAGCTCAATGTCGCCTTGGCGGAGCAACTGGACGAGACGAGCCTCGGCTTCCTGCACGCGCTTTTCAGTGGCGTACCAGCCTGGGTGCTTGTGACTTGTCCAGAGCAGCCGACGACAGCCGTGGTCTTTGAGTAGCGCGATACACGCAGTGGCGTTGGACTCCACAGCGAGGAGGCCCTCGTTGTAGCGCTGCTGAATGCGCATCAAACGACGGGCGAACCTGTCAGGGGGTTCCCTGTCCTCCCAGAAGGCTACTTCAGTGCGCTCGATGGCGTCCCATACGGTGACGGCGCTCTTATCCCCTCGACCACCAAAACCCGCAGGGTCTGCAGTGATTACGTAGGAATGCCCTGTCTTCGGAGGCTCAATTTCGCGACAACCGGAGAAACCGATTGGCGGGTCCTGAAGCGCCCGTGCCAATAGAGGTTTGAGTATATCACTTGGCATGATGGGAGCAAAGGTCCCGAGCCAACCATCGTAGGGGTCTGACGGATATTTTGCGCTGAAGAGGCGGGGGTCCCCAGCGAACTCGGTCTCCAGGGCGAGTCTTCTGAACGCCAGGTTGGCGAGAGTCATGCCTTTGTGCTTCTGGACGTACTCGCGTTCTTCTTCGGTGGGTACGAACCCTGAGGGGTTGACGACGCAGCTTTGGTCTTCCCACCAGTTGAGGAAGAGTGGGTTGAACCGACCCTTCCCTTCGAGTGACATTCGCCACATGGTCTCGTGATGAGAGCCCGATCTACCTGGCGTGGACTCGAGGATGACTCGAGCGTTGGGCCGCTTGTTCAAGGTGGGGAAGATGTTGATGGCGGCTTTACGCTGCCACTGGGCTTCACCGAACTCAGTGATGACGAGGCGGTCGACTGAGCGACCAATCGCAGGAGAGCGACCACCTGCGGTCAGAATTTTGATCGAGCCGCCATGAGCGAAGTGAATCTGCGTTGTCCCTGCTTTACGTCCGGGGGCAATCGGCATGCGCACATCTGCGGGCAGGCGATGGTAGGCGTAGAGGATTCGCTCGAAGACATCTTCTGCGGTGTCTTGCCGCTCTGCGATGAGCAGTCCTTTGACGCCGCTGAGGTACATGCAGTCCCTCAGCATCAGCAGCACGGAGATGGTTGTAATCTTTGCCTGTCTGAACTTGTTCACCAAGATCCATCGTTCTTTCGCGATGGCGTCGAGGAGGACTTGCTGAGTGGGCGTTGGGTTCAAAAAGCCCGCAGACTCATCTTCTCGGATGATCTGACACATGCTCACAAAGGCCGCTGGCGTTTGGAACATTGCGTGGATCTTACCCATGTGTAAACCGGGCGCCTCGGCTATTTTAGCTCCCTTCGGGAGAGTGCGAGGAGCCGAACTATTACGTTGGGATCGAGCCATATGCTGGGATGGTATCACGCTTGATGTGCTTAGGCGCGCTCGGCGTGATAGTCTCACTACCTCGGAGGTTCGCCATGGCTGAGAAGAAGGACTGGATTGAAGGCGCGGTGAAGCGCCCAGGAGCTCTTCGAAAGCATTTCGGTGTCAAGGGTGATGAGACTATCCCCAAAGGCGAAATGCGCAGCGAGACGGCGGAACTTAAAGCGGAACAGAAGAAGCTTGAGAAGGAGGGGAAGAAGCTTTCTCCTGGCAAGCGTCGTCTTCTGAAACAACTCAACCTTGCGCGAGTCTTGAGTGACTTGCGTAGTGACAAGTAGAGGCTCTCATGAACAAGCGTTTGGCGAAGAAGGTTGTTGGATCTCCGAGTCGGTATTCCCGGGCTCAAGTTGCGTTGGCTCATCGTATGCTACGTATACCAATGGAGGCACCTCCAGTGGTTGAGGTTGCGGCACCTGTCGTAGTCGTTGAGCCCGAGCCCGAGCCCGCGCCCGTCGTAGTCGCGGCAGCCCCTGAGGAAGACGCGGCAGAAGACTTGTCGGAGCTGAAGGTTTCGGAGCTGCGGCGCATGGCGAAAGCGCGTGGAGCTGCTGGCGTGTCGAAGATGAAGAAAGCTGAGTTGCTTGATTTTCTCGGCTGAAATCTTGACAGGTCGTCACTTAGTAGTAATATCCAAGATGCACCCATCGGTTGGATAGCCCGCAAGGGTCCCATGTTTTTACCGTCTGGGCAGGCAGAGACAGTATTACCTCATTCTTCCCGACCTCGGTCTGGGGGTCCGTCTCTGTACGCTCCACGACCTATAAGGTGAAACATGGCTATTTCTACCGAAATCCTGAATACTACATTCAGCGACCTTCGCGGGCCACTGGTTAACAGTTTCCTCCGAAGCAACTTCCTGTTCGAGGCCTTGATGAGCAAGGCTCGCATGCCGATGGATGGAGGCTCTTTCATTGAGCGTTCGTTCGCTGGTGGTGCTCCTGCTCGCGGTGTCGGTATCTTCGTTGGTGACGAGCTCCTGAACATGACTCGTCGTCAGCAGATCAACCGTT